GCCCAAGTGCCGCAGTCCTCCGTAATCCCCGAAGTGCTGGCCGAAGGATCCGCGGCGTGGAAGCGGCTGCATGAACTGGCACCACTCCAGGCGCAGACAATCATTGACAACCTGATCAAAGGGATAAACAGTGGTTACGGGTACGAGAAACTTGGCAGGCTGATCGTGGATGACCTGGGGCTGGGATTGTCCGATGCGCTGCGGTGGGCGCGAACGATCCAGATGGAGGCATACCGCGAGACCGGCCATAACACGATGCTGGAGAATTCGAACATCGTAGACGGTTGGACGTGGTGGGCGCAGGTGGAGGACGACAGGACGTGTGATGGATGTAGAGAACAACACGGAACGTTTCATCCGGTCGAAGAAAAGTTAAACGACTTGACCCCACATATCTGGAATTGTCGCTGCGATTTCTTGCCGCACGTGATAGGCGATCCAAACCCCGTTACCGGAGAGCCGGTAGAAAGCGAGCAATAGAATGAATAACAGAATTGACAGAATTGACAAAACTGAAACGCCGGAGTGTATTTGGTTTTTATCTATTTCGGTTTCCACCGTGATTATATATGGTGTTTATTTACTGATAAACTCCATTAAGCCCGGCGTGTTTGGGTTTTAGTGAAAGGATAGATAGGAGATGAGCAAAGTAAGCAAACAATTTGGTTTGTGCTTTTTGGTATCAGATGCCATGATTGAGTCGATGGGGGAACAAAAGGCATGGGAATACGCCAAAATGGAAATAAATTATCAATTACTCGAAAAGGTTATTAGTCCAACTTTGGGCGATGAAGAACATCATGTTTTTTATAGTAAATATTTCAAGAAATACGATCCGTTGCGACGGGCAACAAATATTTATTTGCGCCTTGACCACTCCATTGCCAAAACTCAAGAATACGTCATTGCAAAAATAGGGGAGATACCAAAAGACGCGATTCCTGTTTGCAGATATTGCGGTAATGAATTACGCATTGACAAGCGCGGTGGTTGTTCTGCATGTGGTGGCCCAGCCGGAAAGAAGGCATACAAATGAGCGTATCAACGTACATTCTGGACTTCCTGGCCGCGCATGGCGTCCGTGTTGTGTTTGGCATTACCGGCGGGTTTATCGCGCCGCTGTTCGATGCCTTTCACGGACGCAAGGACATCAAATATATCTGTAATCAACATGAGCAATCAAGCGCAATGGCGGCGGACGGGTACGCCCGCTTCGCAGGGCTGGGCTGTGCGATTGCCACGTCTGGACCCGGCGCGACCAACCTGATAACCGGGATTGCCGCGTCCTGGTTCGACTCCATCCCCGTGATCTACATCACCGGGCAAGTCCCGACTTACGAAGCGCGCGGCAAGTCTGGCGCGAGACAGCGCGGCTTTCAAGAGACGGACATTGTGAGCATTGTCAGGCCAATCACGAAATTGGCGCGGCAGGTTACAGATGCCGGCAATATTCAATTTGCGCTCGAACAGGCCGCGTGGTTGGCTCAGTCTGGGCGTCCTGGGCCTGTTCTGCTCGACATTCCGATGGACGTACTCCGCGCCGAAGTTCCTGACGATTTGTTGCAATTTTCGCCACCCGCTTATTCCGGCGTTGACATAAGCGTACAGGTGTCCGAGACGGTTGAATTGATTGCACAGGCGAAGCGTCCAGTTATCATCTACGGACAAGGCGCGCGTCATGCCCGGGCGGAACTGTTGCAGTTTATTGTGATGACCGGGATACCCTGCCTGCCGTCCTGGGCGGCGCTCGACCTGATACCGCACGATCACCCGCTCTATGTGGACACCTTCGGCGTGTACGGTTCGCGGGCTGGCAATTTTGCCATCCAGAACGCGGATCTGATTATTGCAATTGGCACGCGGCTGGATGGGCGCATGACTGGCAACCCGTCAAAATTCGCGCCGGGCGCAAAACTGGTACAGGTGGATATTGACCGGGGCGAGATGGAAAAGACGTGCAAGCCGAATGTGACCATCTGTGCGGATGCGCTGGATTTCTTGCGGGCGATAAGATGTACATCTATCAGCATTGCAACGAGATTGCCATTATTTGGTTGGTATGACCGCATCGCCGCATGGAAGCAGAAATATCCAATAGAGTTAGGCTGGCAAGACAGTGCTGTAATTCACCCACACGACTTCATTCGCCAACTCTGCGTCCTGCTCCCGGATGACGCGATCATTGTCACCGACTCCGGGGCGAACCTGTCCTGGGCGCAACAGGCGATGACAATCCGTGGCAATCAGCGGACATTCTCGGACTTCGGTTTTTCCGCGATGGGCTACGC